TAAGAACGCTACCGACATCATCCCAAAGCACTCCACACGTGTCCATTCACTACCGACTGCATTCAATTGAAAGGCCAATGCCATTTCGCCTGTGGTGAGATATGGATAGTGCGTCTGCATTGTCACATAAAGAAGATTTGTTTCTTCATCGGAGGGAAGATTTTTGATGCCATAAAGCACAATACCATAGGCAATGGACTGTTTGAAAATGGATAGCGTAATCTCATTAATACGTGGGGATTCAAGACTTGTAATGAATGCTTTTTCGTTATGAGTTAACCCACTGTTGTAGGCTGTCTCTTTGAATTCTACCAATTGTGTCATTGTGTTGATTTTTAGTTGTTACAAATTTACTTAAATCCCAAGCTGATCTCACTGCAGCTTTCCAGTCCTTCATTTTGTTTTTACCGTACTTCCAACCTGTATTGGTGTAGTGTGAGATAAAGACATCGGCAAAATGTAGCGCATCTTCTGAGTTGGCATTGGGCATACGTTCGAGAAAGTAGTCAGCGACATCTTCCAGTGATGGCGCAGTGAAACGACATTCTTTCGATTTTGTTTGTTTGTTGTTTAACTGGCTCTCCAGGTTCGAGATTCTTTCCTCGAGTAATAGTACCTTTGAGCTTAAAGTATTGATGTCCATCGGTTAATCGTTGTTTAGTTGTTTTGCAATTATACCCATTTTTTTCGAATGCTATAAAAAAATCATTTACCAAATATCTGAATTGCGCATCAGACGTGTAAAGCATTCCACATTTTTTCACCGAGTGAAGCACTGTCGAATGATCAACTCCAAAAGCATCACCAATACATTGAAGAGTCTTATTGTTTTCGGCAAAATAATTGAATGCAATACATATAGCACGTGCATCCACAACTGCTCTTTTGCGTGTTCTACTTTTGATTTGCTCTTCGTCAACATCAATCAAATCTTTGCAAGTCTGATAAAGTATCTCATCCACTTTCTTGATGTTTTCAATTTCTTCAAGGTCTTTTGATGTAGTTACAATCAATTCACGTAGTTCAGCAAGTTGCTTTTCAATTTCGGTTATTGCGTTTAGTATTGCTTCATTCATCTTGACCTCCTTATGCATTGCTTTGGCTTGGTGAAACAATATATTATCAAAATGAATTCCTTTAGGAACTAATTCATATTTAATCATCTGTTCAATCAACCACTCTATACTACTTTGTTTTTTGTTATTCATTGTATCCATTGGTTTTTTATCACACCCTACACAATCAACATATCTTTTGATTTGACCTTCTGGAGTGCAACATTGTTTTTTCTTTTCCATTTTACTTTTGTTTTTGTTGTTCATTGTCTTGTCCTCCATATGTTTCGTTGTACCATTTATCAAAATTAAAATATCCTCGATTATCAATCATATCTGCTTTTGATATGCCATTTGAAACCGCCTTCTCCATTTGCTCTCTTTCCATTTGTAGTGCTTTATTTTTAGCATGTCTTATTTCCACCGATAATTCAAGACGTGTAGTAATTCCCTCTAAAAAATTGAATACCGCTCTATCAATTTCTTCATAAAGATATAGTACTGCCAGTACTTCCTTATCTGTATTGGATTTGTAATTCTTTTCTACATAAGAACGAATACAATCAAGTGTTGCATCATTGTCTTTGTGATACATAGCAACATCTTCTATCTGATTTTGTTCCATTTGTAGTGCTTGTTCTTCTAATTCAAATCTTTTTTGGTGAAATTCTCCGATGCAAATTATTTTACCATGGTATTGTGCAAATAGTTTACCCATTTCAATACCAAACCATTCTACTGCCGTTTTTTTCTTTTCCATAGTTATTTAGTTTTTATTTAACCTTCGCAGTATTTAACGCATTCGTGTTCGTTTTCGTTTTCATCAACCGCCAATGAGATCAATTCGCATTTGTCCACTCCAATCAACTTTGACAATTTATCAATGTGATGAATTGACATAGTGATAGGGTACGTTTCGTACTTGCGACCAGTTGGCCAAGTGACTTCCATTGCCCTTGCAAATTCCTGCGTATTTGCGAAATGTGTTTTGATTAGTGTTCTGAATTTCATATTAATGTTTTAAGATATTCAATAAATTCTTTCGGGTCATCAAAGGTGATAACCCCCCTTAGAAAGGGAGGTCATCAGAATTTGAATCGTGTCTATTGGCAATGGCATCGTGTTGCGCATCTCCATTAAGATTCCTTCCAGTTGTCAAATAATGCTCGAACTGCATTGCCACTTGAATGATTTGGAAAGGATCATCAGAATTACGCAAGTCAACTGCTGCCTTTAGTGCTACCGCCCTTGCAATGTCTGCCTTATCCTCTGGCGACTTACCATAGGTCTTTGGCGCACTGTTTCCACCAGTCCAAGCCTTTTGCTCTTTGGTAAATTTGATATTCCAATACTTACCGTTCTGCGTGTACTCGTATTGCTTTTCATCACCAACTTTGAAAGGTGGCTCTTGTGACTTAGCGAAACAACCGCCAACGTCTCCGTTTTCCATTTCGACTTCGAACTTAAAGAAGTCATTCCACGTGCCATTATTTTGGATGGACTTGATTTTACTTGTTTTCATCTTATTTTGATTTTTAATGATTTCGTTATATTTTTTTTCTAAATCTGTTTCGAAGTCAATGTGCATCATTACTCCTTTGTAAGCCACTGTGATGAGCCTTCCCATTGCAAATTCATTCTCTTCCCTTTTGCGTTCACGATATGAAAGAGGTTTGCCAGTCTTGTACTCATCCCAATACTGCCATTGTTCACTCATCGCTTGTAAGTCTTTTCAGTTAGTAAAGCCTCCATCCGTTCGAATGGTTTGCGTGGCACACTTTCCGCAATATGTTGAGCGATTGCGTTAAAGTCAAGTTGCTCACTTGGATAACTGGAGGATTGTACGCAGATAAACTTGCGTGGGTAGGTTAGGTTTACAGTTCCCATTTGTATTGTGCTTTATTAATTGTTTCTTCAACTTCTTTTCTTTGCTCAATGCTGAATGATGAATTTTGTTGGCGTTCGTTCCAATACTTGACGGCGCAAGTTATCATTGTCAACTCATCAGGTGAGCAAGTGATAATCCATTTCTTTTCCATCTTCATATCACTTGAAAGATAAAAGCTTCAACTCCATTTACGTGGTACTTGCCTGCATATGCGTGGCAGTAGCCGTGTTCATCTTTGTGGTATTTGATTCCACGTGTGTGAGCGTAATCAATGACAGTTGCGTTAGCCTGCTCCAATGATTCGCAGTTGATGGCTTGTTGATGAAAGCCTTTGAAAATGTGTACTTGATACATTGTATTGTGTTTTTAAATTGTTTACTGGTTAATTGCTTGTTCGTATGATTGAAAAAAAGATTCTTCTCCATCCATAAATGATACTATTAAATATTCAACATCATTACCAAGCATTGAACAAATAGTAATACCGTTATCAAGTGCTATATAAGTATAACCTGAATTTGGATTAAAACCAATTTCTAAAATATATTCTCCATTACAAAATTGAGAATAAGCTTTGAAACATTTTGAAAGTCCTAAAGCTTCACAAGATGCTATAGAATCTTTTAAGTTGTGGATTGCAATGTAATTTTCCATTTGTTTGTTTGTTTTTGTTGTTTGTTTGACAAATATATAAATAAATTTTAATAGAAAAAAAATATTTTTTAAATTATTTTTAATTTCCCAATGTTTACAATGGTTTCCAATATGATTTTTTTTTTGATGAGTGTCACAATTATGACTAAATTAGTAACGTGAAAGGTAAAATACTACATTCAATGAAGCCAAGAGCAAAGAAACCCTTTGCAGGTGAAGCAGGATTGCAACAATCCATTATCCAATATATCAAAATGCAATATCCAAATGCCTTGTATTGCGCATCCGCAGGGGGAATGTTCACGAGTATGAAGCAAGCCATCAAGATGAAGGCCACAGGTTACGTCAAAGGTTTTCCTGACCTTCAGATATGTGAGCCAGTTGGTAAATACTTTGGTTTGTTTATTGAAGTCAAGACCGAAAAGGGTGTGGTTAGTAAGGAGCAGAAGGAATGGATCAAGGAACTGAACAAAAGAGGGTATTTCGCTACTTATGTCAAAGGATTCGAATCCGCACAAAAAGTAATTGATGATTATTTCAAGGGCGCAATATGAGCAGCATCGCAGGTTAGCAATCAACCTTTGCGGTGGAAATGTCTATGAAGCAGATGACCTTCTGCACGACACGCTGCTTTGTATCTTTGAGAATAAATCAACCATCAAGAACTCAGAACACTACATTAACCACGCACTTAAGATAGCGCATTGGTCTAATCGCAGTCATTACCATAACACAATCCGCAAGTTCAATCAGATGAGTGATGAGCCAACCGAATCACAACTCCGAGATTTTGAAAGCGTGGAGGTGTGGTTAGGTGACCGGATAACAAATGAGCAACTTGACATCTTGATTTCACGTTTGCCAATGTTGGAGCGTGAGGTATTTTACTTGTATGCCTTAAATGATTTCAGCTATCAGACTTTATCAGATGAAACTGGAATACCAAAGAAGGCACTTTATAACTTTGTTAAGTACGCTAAAAACGAAATACGAAAAGCAATAGTCATATGATAAATAAGATTATCCAAATGGCCAATGAACGGATGCACATATGCATCGAATGCCCCGTGTACAACTCCACAACTCGCACTTGTGGGATGCCATTGAATAAGTTAAACCCATTTGCCCAACCCGTCACCCTGGATGGCGTGACCTTCAAACCTTGTGGTTGTTTCCTTGACCTTAAAACAAAGATGAGTTTTGCTGACTGTCCTGCCGGTAAATGGCCAAAGGTAGTTGATGAGGAATTGGTAGAACAAGCGAAGGCATTAGTTGAGGAGGTAAAACGCACCAATGTCCTTTCTGATGGCAATAGAAAGCTATTAACGCAACTTGATACTATAATGAAGGGTACTAACACAAAGACGAGCAGTTGTGTGCCTTGCATCAATAAAATCATTAGCGAACTCAATAACCAACTAAAAAGGGAAGAGGTGCTACTTACTGAAGAACAAACCCCACAACCTAAAAAACGTGGAAGAAAACCAAGAAAATCAGGAATATGATGAGCCTGCTACATTTTTGTTTTATGTCCTATTTACTGATAGGCTTATCACTTATTGGACTGATGGCCGTGATGATCCTACGGCAAACCCTACGTTTTACTCTTGAGAATATTATGGGTATGCTATTCACTGCTTTTTGTTGGCCAGTTGTGTTAGCTATGACAATTGTTGAATTGTTTAAAAGTAGTTCATAATAAATTAAATGAGCAATATGAATTAATTGTATATTTGTCTCGTTGAGATGATAAAGTACTGCCCCTTTGGTTTTTAGAATCTCAACAATTCAAAAAATCATTGGGGCATTCTCTTTTATGAATCAATTAAAATTATTCTCCTTTGGCATTGGGAGATGCAAACGCCAAACTTGCGACACACCAACGCTTGGATCAGGTAAATTCGCTATTAGCGAAATTGTTTGTTTTTCTTTGAGAGAGGCTTTTTCTTTTCTTTCTTTTTCTTTTTTACCTTTTTTTCTTTTTCTTTCTTTTCTTTTGAGTTATAATTATTACTTTATTAATTAATATAACTATTAATAATTAGGTTTTATCTTAAATAAATTAGTATATCTTTACTAAATATTAAAAATAATCTACTTAATAATATGCAAAGAATATCAAAGATTGAATATGTGCCTATTTGGAAAGTAAAAAACAATCCAAATAATCCTCGTCTTGTAAAAGATGATAAATTTAAGAAACTGGTCAAATCAATTTCAGAGTTTCCTGATATGTTGGACAAACGCCCAATCATTGTTAATTCAGATATGATTGTATTGGGTGGTAATATGCGTCTTAAAGCTTGCAATGAAGCAGGGTTAAAAGAAGTTCCCATAATAGTTGCAGACAATTGGACAGAAGAACAACAACGCGCTTTTATTATTAAAGATAATCTTGGTTATGGTGAATGGGATTGGGATATGATTGCTAATGAATGGGACATTGATCAAATAACTGAATGGGGTTTAGACCTTCCTGGTTTTGACAAAGAAGTAAAATTAGATGATGCAGATGATTTATCTTCGGAAATAAAATCACTTTATAGGATTGAAATTATTTGTTCAGATGAAGAACACCAAGAAAACACATATAATAAATTAATTGAACAAGGACACGAATGCCGACTTTTGACATTGTAAAAGAAGTAAAGCCGAAGAAAACTTTTAGAGTTGCTTCAGTTATTGGTAAATTTGATTTACAATCTGAAAATATTGTAGAACATTTCCAAGGTGATATTGATTTACCTAAACAATGGCAAATTGGTTTAATTGTAGGTAAAAGCGGAACTGGTAAAACAACTATTGCCAAACAGTTATTTGAAAATGCTTATATCACAAATTATGAATATAATGCGGAAACTGTTTTGGATGATATGCCTAAAGAATGTAGCGTAGAACAAATAACATCTGCATTCAATTCAGTTGGTTTTAGCAGTCCACCCAGTTGGTTAAAGCCATATTCAGTATTAAGTAATGGTCAGAAAATGCGAGTTGATTTAGCACGTGCTATTTTAGAACCACAAGAGTTTTTTGTATTTGATGAATTTACAAGTGTGGTAGATAGAAACGTGGCTCAAATTGGTTCGTTTGCAATGCAAAAAGCAATTCGTAAAACAAATAAACAATTCATTGCAGTTACTTGCCATTTTGATGTTCAAGATTGGCTCCTTCCCGATTGGATTTTTAATACCGATACAATGACCTTTCAAAGTTTTGAAGGGCAAAAAAAAAATAGACCAGAAATTAAATTTGAAATATACCAAACAACAGATAAGTCAATTTGGAAAATGTTTGCTAAACATCACTATTTGAGTCATAGTCATAACAATGCAGCAAATGTATTTATTGCGACAGTAAACGATGAAATAGCAGGGTTTTTAAGTGTATTGCCACAACCAGGAAGAATGAAAAGACAAAAAAGAGTTCACAGATTTGTTGTATTACCTGATTATCAAGGAATTGGAATAGGAATTAAATTTTTAGAAGAAGTTGGTAAAGTATATAAAAAAGAAAAATGGAGATATACAATAAATACAACTGCACCAAGTTTAATTTATTCATTAAAAAATTCAATTAAATGGAATTGTCACCATTTTGGTAGAATAAATGGAGGAAATAATAATATGGGAGAAAGTGGTGTAAGAAATAGAATGACTGCTTCATTTGAATTAAAATAACAGCACATAATCAGCACAATGGCAGCAAAAGATATAGAACAACATCAATTCAAAAAAGGAGAATCTGGCAATCCCAATGGCAGACCTCGCAAATATGTTTCATTGTTGAAAGAACAGGGATATAAGTTGAGTGAAATCAATGATACTATACAGGCAATGATGGCGATGGATATGGATGAGTTGAAATCCGTTTGGGATAATCAACACGCCACGATACTTGAAAAGACGATTGCCAATGCGATGAAGAAAAGTATTGAGAAAGGATCATTGTACTCAATTGAAACTTTATTGAGCAGGGTTTATGGTAATCCAAAACAAATGACTGAGTTAACTGGAGCAAATCAAGAACCAGTACAAATAATCATATCGGATAAATTATGAAGCCAAAAGAATACGCTGCTGAATTAGTCAAAGGATTTAAACCTATGGTACGTGCGAAGATGTCTGAAGATGATGATAATGTATATGGCCGTGCGGTTAACTGTGCCTTGCACCATATCAACATTCTTTTGAATTTGGATTGGTTTGTCAGTGAATCAGATGAGAATAATTTTTACGATTGGTGTAGGTTAGTCAAAGAAGAACTCCAAAAGCTATGAAGGTGATATATGAATTTACCGATGATGACAATGAGGAACTTCAAATGTTCCAACAGTCACGTAAACTATGGGTTACATTTTGGGAACTGGAGCAGGAGTTACGCAGTTGGGTTAAATACAATTCACAAAATCTTTCATCAGATGAACTTGAAGGGGTGGATAAATTCCGTACACGTTTTTATGAGATAATAAATGAGAATCAAATTAAATTAGATTAATGGAAAATCAAGAGGTCAACCCTGCAACACAATCAACATTCATAATCGCGGTGCTATTCGGAATGTGGTTGCAACAAAAGGAGCAGCGCAAGAGATTAGCAAAGGCATCAATCACCGAACTTTTCTCCGAATGGATTACCGAAGTTGGAAAGAAATTACCAGACAATGAATAAGATAAAAGTATCACTTGACTATTCAACCATTACGGTAAAGCAATATGTTGACTTTATTTTGAATGATGGGAATGAGGTAGGCCAAGTGTCGGCAATTCTCAATAAGCCAAAAGACTTCGTTCGTCAACTTTCACCCGAGCAGATGCAAAATGCAATCAATGCATTTAAGTCAGTGATTGAGCAACCTCAAGCGGCCAAGCAAAATAAGTGGAAGGATTACGGATTCGTGCCTGATATCAACGCTATTAGTTTTGGTGAGTGGTTAGACCTGGATTCCAATTGCAAAGACTTTCCAAAGAATCTGAATAAGATACTTGCCATCCTTTATAGACCCATCAGCAATCAGCTTGGCAATAAGTACGGAATAGAACCGTACACTTCAGCACACCTCAAGAACGCTGATGAGTTCAATGAGATGCCGTTATCCATTGCAAATGGTGCATTGGTTTTTTTTTCGACTATCGAAAAAGAATTGGTGAACACTTCGCTTCAGTTTTTGGATTCCGAAGTGATGAGGAATCTGAAGATAGCGATGGAGATGATGGAGGAGGAGTTGCAACATCAGAGCTCTCAAGTAAATACGGATGGTTTCACGTCATCGAAGAGTTAGCGGATAGGGATGTAACTAAATTCGATGCTATCACAAATACCCAAGCATCAACCATCTTCGCTCATCTATCATATAGGATAGATTATTTTAATTTCCAAAAGCAATTACTGACTAAAAGTAACAATTAACGCTACTTAATTAATATGAGCGCATCTTCACTTTATACATACAACGTAGTAATTGGTAAATTCCAAGACTTTGCCAACACACACGCATTGATACGTAGGTTCACACACGGTCAAATATCACAAGCTGATTTGGAAAAGGAAGGTGAATGGCCTTGGATGCACGTCACCCCAACTTCATTTAGCTTTGATGCAGGTTCACTTACCTATTCTTTCGATGTTTACTTTTCCGATTTGCCAAGAGACAAAGAAGATAAAACGGAATATCAAAGGCAATCAATGAGTGAGTGTATTCAGTTGGCAGGTGACTTTGTTAATATGTTGGAGAACGGCTCAATATTCGATGAGAGTGTAGTGTTGGGTAAACCAATCAACGCACAACCATTTATTGAAGAATTTAGCCACGTGTTAACTGGTGTTCAATTGTCAATTGATATAACTGTTGATTATGAGTGGAACGCGTGTGATATTCCATATATTGGTGAATAATGAAAAAGCTACAATACACAACCAACGATCCTGCATCCTCTACCGATTATTTGGCAGGGGATAACACTTGGAAGCCAATGACTGGCGGTGGGGGTGGTGTGCCTACTACCCGAAATATTACCATTAATGGTACTACTCAAGATTTATCAGCAGATAGGACTTGGAATGTTGGTGATATGCTGACTTCCACTTACGATACTGATGTTGATGGGGTTGTTGATAGTGCAGAGCGCATTCAAATAGTTGTACGTAATTCAACTGGTAGCACTTTAACGAAAGGTCAAATAGTATATTTAAGTGGTGCAACTGGCAATAGACCTAATGCCGTTTTAGCACAAGCCAATACTGAAGCTACATCATCCAAGACTATTGGAATAGTTATCGCTAATATTGCTAATAACGCTGATGGGCAAATAGCAGTTAATGGAACGCTGCACGATTTAGATACAAGCGCATTTACGGCAGGAGATTCTTTATGGTTAAGTGCAACAACGGCAGGTGGTATGGTAGCAAATACCCCTCCTGCAGAACCTAACCATAGTGTATTTATTGGTTATGTAGCAAGAGCGCATCCAACATTGGGGAGGGTTGTTTTGGCTATTCAAAATGGATATGAGTTAGATGAATTGCACGGAGTACAAATTACATCGGTTGCAAATAACGACATCCTCAAATACAATTCAACTTCAGGACTTTGGGAAAATAGCAACGTACTATCCACTAAACAAGATACAATAACTGGAGCAGCGACAACAATAACATCAAGTAACTTGACTGCATCAAGAGCATTGGTGAGTGATGGTAGTGGTAAGGTAGCAACCAATGCAGTTACATCAACTGAACTTGGTTATTTAAGTGGTGTAACTTCGGCTATCCAAACACAATTAAATAGTAAACCATCAACATCGAAATCTTTTTTGTGCGGTAACACGGGTAATATGGTTGTTGCTGCAAATACTACTGTTTATGTAGGTTTTGTTATTGGAGCGAATGTAACTGTTGCCAACGAATATACACGAATGATACTTATTCCGAGTGCGTGTAACTTATCCGATCTTGGTATTCTTTGCAATACACAACCAGTAGGTAATACATATACGGCTACTTTACGAAAAAATGGAGTAGATACTGCGGCAGTCATTACAGTTGCAGGTGGTAGCGCAGGAATATTTTTTACAACATCTACATCCGTAAGTTTTGCAGCAGGTGATAGAGCTTCCGTAAAAATTGTAAATACTGGGCTATCGAGTAGTGGCGCACTTACAAATGTATCAATCGTAGTAAATATATGAGATATACAATAACAAATAGGGATGGATGCCAAATATTAGAAGTTATTGGCTATAGTATCTTTTTTGCTTGGGATGAATCAAGTAATTATGATGCATTTAGGATTGCGTTAAATGACAAAGGAATAGATGTCTTTGTTGATTTATTAATAACTGATCCAAGTACTGCATTTACAATCTTCTGCGATGGCATCTAATCCACTCACACAATTAATGCAGGAATTTGGACAAGAGGTTGTCGAAAAGGCAATGCTCAATCTTGGGGTTTATCGCACGGTGAATGGAAAGAAAAGAAGGGCAGTTGCATCAGATACCTTACGCAAGTCGTTAGCTTTTCGTTATGACAACAAATACAAGCGCATTGATTTCTTTGCAAAGGGCAATGCATCAAACTACGCTGACTTTGTTGAACAAGGTGTGAATGGAACACAACGTGGTGTCAATTCTCCTTATTCATTTAAAAAAGGAAGTGGTAGTGGTGGAGGTAGTGGAATGGGAACAATGCAAACGGCCATTTACAACTGGATGAAGATTAAAGGAATCAGACCACGTGAGGCAAATGGTGCATTTAAAAAGTTCGCTACTCCAAAGGCTAAAGAAACGGCAATGGAAGGAATGGCATTCACTATAATGAGAGCAATAAGAAGAAGAGGAATACCACCACTCTTTTATTATCGTGATGCAGTTAATGAAACGTTGGTTGATTTTAATGAGAAATTTGTTGAAGCTTTAAAGAGTGAAATTACAATAGCAATTGAAGAAAATATTAGCGGTAAAATAAAGATATAAGATGGCATACAACACAGCAATAAGAGGCTTAACGGCACAAGGCAATACTGAATTTAGAGGTATATGCTACTCCAATAATGATGTTTCATTTACAATGACATCAACGGAGTTTGGAAATGCAGGTTTTAAATATATTATCAAAATCATTGATGGAATCACAAATGATGAATATAAGTTTTATATTGCTCCAAATTCAGTTGGTAGTGGTGTATTTAATGCTAAAACTATATTTAATCAACTAATTTCTACTAATATCACAATTGATAATAGTGATGATATTTTATTACAAATTACAGAGCCAGTAATCGTTAATAATAATTTAGTTAACACTTTTACTATTCAACTTTACGAAGGTTATGAGGTAGCAGGTGTATTTACTGAAGATATATCAGTAATGGTTGAATATAATCTAATGTGCATTTATGGAAAAGGTAAAAGTAATTATTTAGTTGTAGGTACGGCAAATACCAATCCAATTGCACTTTCTCAATATTATGACAATACACTTGGATTTAATAAAGAAACAGTTGCTACACGTATTAATATCCCAGATTCATTGCAAGCAGAAGTTATCAATTGGCAGCGTATATCGAGATCAAATGTTACTGAAGCGAAAGATAGTGCTTATAAAATTTTGAGTTTTGTTTATGATGATGGAACTTACATAAATTCAAATTATCCAATTAATAGTTTACGTGGTGTTACTTGTGTATTATACGATGCATTAAACAATGTATTGCAACAATTTCAAATCTATTTGAATATACCAATAGCAGGTTCATTAGTGCATTTTCCTATTGGATTAAAAAATTTTGTTGATGGCAGTTATATAGATCAAACTACCGCAAATGATACGGCATATTATACAGTATGTGGCATAGATATAAGCAATATAACTTGTACTGAAAAATACGGATTTTATGTAGATGAAGATTGCAAACATAATCCAGTTCACGTTTATTGGTTGAATCAAATGGGTGGATGGGATAGTTACTCATTTATCAAAAAAAATGAGCGTTCCATTGATGTAGAAAAGAAAAGATATAAGAGTTATTTAGGCAATTATAACACTGCTGATGTTAACACTCCTTTTGATACTAAAAATTATTCAAGGTCAATCAATGAGCGTGAGCCTATTGTAAAGACATTCATTAATTTGACAAGTGATTGGTTGACAGAGAGTGAATTTAAAGCAATGAAAGATTTGTTTTATTCGAAATCGGTGTGGATGGTTGATGATAATGTTGATGGTTACAACATATTACCAGTGGTTGTTGAAGATACTAATTACCTAATGAAGCGTGAACGCAATTCACGAAAGTACAATCAGACATTGCGCCTTCAATTGGCTAATGAATATGATACAATTAATCAATTACCTGCTGAATATCCAATACCCTCTCCAGCACCTTGTGAATATTATAATACATTTGTAAAATTTGGAGGTAGTAGCACATTAGTAGTAGGCGCAAATTATGGCAATGCTATGAATATTGAAGTCAACAATGCTACGATGGGCAGATATATTAGCGTGTCAGTTAGGGGTACTGGAGATATAACACCAATTCCAGGTCAAACGTACTACGTGAAAATTGATTACAATTTTAGTTGTCCTGCACCAATTTTAAGACAAGGCTACATCAATTTTGGTAATACAACAACTGGAGGAGGTACGCAAATAATGGTTGATTTTACAACTCCAGGAACGTCAATTATTCAAAATTTAGTT